ATTAAACGGTACTATTAAAATAGCTGACGATAGTTCTACCGTAATGACTTTATCAGCTAACGGTGAAACTGTTAGATTATTAGGTGGTTCAGGTATTACTTCAACAATTTCAGGTAATAACTTGACACTAGCAGTTGACGGTACAGTTCTTTCTGCCGCTCAAACATCAACTCTTACAAATAAAACTATTAACGGACCTGATAATACACTTACAAATATTGCAAACGGTTCATTATCAAATTCTACTATAACACTTACAGGTGATTCAGGTAGCACAGCAATTGACTTAGGTGATACACTTACTGTAAACGGTACGGCAAATCAAATTACAACTGCTCAATCTGGTGATACTTTAACTTTAAGTTTACCAAGTGCTATTACAACACCAGGAAGTTTAACCGTAACAGGAAACTTTACAGTAAATGGTACACAAACAGTTGTTGACTCAACAACAATTGAAGTAACAAATTCATTTACATTTGAAGGAACAACCTCAGATGACTTTGAAACAGTATTGACTGTAGCAGACCCTACAGCAGATAGAACAGTTACTATACCAAATGCGACTGGTACTATCGTATTAAAAGACACTACAGATACTTTAACAAATAAAACTATAGATTCAGATAATAATACAAT